TATTTATGATAACTTCGTAACTATGACTTGAGAATAGTAATTATTTCCAATAGCACTTACATTATGTGGATTACCCATACCAAATGCTGAAGATTGGGTTGTAGTACATCTATGTTGTAGTTTAAATTTTTGATTTACATCAGTTGTTGTATATATGGTAGATCCCATACTATTAGTTTGTGCATAAAAACTAGAATCTTGACTATATGCAGTAGACCCTCTACCTCTAACAAGAGTTATAGATGTATCTAAAATCCTTGTAACATGACTATCGCATCTAAAACCTGGTGCTCTAAAATCAATTTTATATGTACCAGCTGCTTTTAAAGTCACTTCTCCTGTACTACTATTTAAATCAATAATATCATCATCATCAGAAGTAACAGTATTTAAGTCCCTATCCTGCCATGCTCCAGAGATGAAAGATCCTCCACCAGTTGAATAACTCTCAACTTCATCAATAATAGCAAATGATGATGATCCACCACCTCCACCGGAGGCAGTAACAGTTGCAATACCACCACTAGCAGTTACAGTTACATTGGTGCTGAAGTTGATAGCAGTAATTCCTGTTCCAACAGAAGTTCCATTATTTTCAATCTCAATACCTGATGATCCTCCTCCACCAGAAGAATTGATAGTTACTGCTCCAGTTGATCCAGAGATAGTTACATTAGTTCCAGCAACAATAGAAGTTACAATTCCAGTCAATCCTGTACCAGATGATGTCGCAGTAATAAATCCAGCACCATTGGTCAGTTGATTAGTGTTAGTAAATGATGTGGTAATAAATCCAGCACCATTAGTCAGTTGATTATTATTTGTTGGAACTGTTGGTGTATTTGAAAAGTTATTATAATTAAGGTAATAAGATGCTGCTTGACTGTTTAGAGTAAAGGCATTAGTAGCATTGGTTACTGATGTAATTCCACCAATTGTTAGTTGATCTATTTTTTGAAATTCAACAACATCACCATCACTAATAAAGGGTGTCATAGTCACAACAGACCCATTGGTAGCCGTAAAGTCAACTCCACTTCTCTGTTTAACTCCGTTCAGGAACACATCAATCAAACCAACTTCATATCCACCAGTAATTGTAAAATTCGTTGTTACACCAGAAGATGTTTCTGTCTGTCTAGTGATTGTTGAGAATGGAATATTAACAGTTACAGTCTTTCCAGAACCAACAACTGTTACTCCAGCACCGGTAAAGTTAATATCAGTAAATCCAGTTCCGACACGGACTGAACCAGATTGAATCCCAACACCAGAAATGATGTTAGTTAATTGACTACCATCTCCTCTAAAACTTGATGCTGTAATAATACCAGTTGTATTAATAGAAACTGTTGTGCCAATCCCAACAGATGCTTGTTTTCCATCTCTATCACTAAAAGCAATTTCACCTGAAGTATCTTGATGTATTCTAACAGTGGTCCCTGTGCCAATAATTATCTCATCAATACCTTCAATTTTTCTAGCAGTTGGATCTAAAGTAATGGATCCCTGACCAATCGTAAGAATACCTGTGACTCTTGCATCACCCTCAACTAAGAGTGCAGTCGATCCAACACCAACATGAACTGTGCCAACACCAGTGCTAATCGTAGAAACACCAACTACATTGATGCCACCATCTAGAACTTTAATTCCAGTTCTTGCAGTTACAATACCAATAGAGTCTATGTTTCTTACATCTTCATATGTTGCAATTCCAGCAACAACTAAATTTCCGGAAAGTGTAAGATTTGTTCCTGTTGCATCTTCTGCTAACTCAGATGCAGATCCACCACTTAAAGCAGTGCTAGCAATTCCAACCCATTTTTGAGTTGATGCTTCATATATTAAAAGGGATCCAGTGGTAATTCCAGAAATATCAACATCATCTAAATCTTTAACAAATCCAGCACCACCTCCACCAATTGATGCAAGTTGGTATTGAACTCTCTCTACAAATATCTTGTAGTGTTTTTGAAGTTGATCAAGAGTAACAAAATTTTGATCAAGTGGAGTAAGTGGATCTGGATTATCAGTCTCTGGTGGATCCTCTCCAAGAGGAACGTTAGTCTCTGCAAGTAACTGCTGTTCTTCTTGTAACTTTTTATTAGTTTCTTTTATATCCTCAACAAGTTTATAAAGACCCTTAATATCTGATCTTACATGTCTAAGATCTTCATCATAGTACTTAACTTCTGGGAGACTTGAAATCTCACCCTTTAGTTCATTAAAATACTTGAGAAGTAATTCATCAGTTTTTATACTGCTGTAATTAATCTCCTTAAGTTCTTTTTTAATATTCTGCTTTAGAGTATTGTATTCACCAAGAACTTGTTTCTTTAATTTTTTATCATCATCTTTAAACTCTTTATGATATTCCCATATCTTAAGAGAAGATGATCTAAGTTCTTTCCAAATTTTATCTTTTTCTTCATCTATTCTTGTATTGACTTTTTCATCAAGACTAGTAACTTCTGCATCGACTTTTACTGAGTTTTCAAAATGCTTCTTATAGATGTCCTCAGACAATTCATTTAAATCAAAATCAACTTTTGTTTTAAGTCCATCAATCGTATCATTGACTTTTATAAAATCATCGTCTATGACACTAAAGGTTTTTCCAATCCAAGAAAAATCTGGAACTTCATTTACTTCATTAACCCATTTGGGGAACTTAGGAATCTGGGACTTTACAGCATCAATGGCTTCACAGATTGCTTCAATTTCTTTATCATAATATTTTACTTCTGGAAGATTTGTTACTTCTGTTTGGAGAGTATCGATCCTATCTTCAATTAAAGTAACTTGTTCATCATAATATTTGACTTCGGGCAAATCTTGTATATTTTCTTTTACAAGATCTATCTCATCACAAATTGCTTCAATTTCAGAATCATATGATTTAACTTCTGGTATTTCTGATCTTACTTGATCTACAATTTCACAAAGTTTTTCTAACTCTACATCATAATATTTTACTTCAGGAATGTCTGGTATATCCTTTCTTACGTCATTAATAAGACGTACAATTTCTGTTAGATCTGTTGGTTGCTCTACTACTTCTTCAACAGTTTCTACAACTTCTTCTTTTTCAATATATTCTTCAACAGAAGGGAGTTCCTCTGCATTCTCTTCTGTTATAAAATCTTCGACTGATGGTAGATCACTAATGATCTCATCATCAATAGAAGGTAATTCTTCTTTAGACATTCTATTAGTAACTTTTGTACTTCGGGATTTCTCTCCCAGATTTATTTATCTTCTTCCTTAAGTCCATCCTTTAACATCTTTGCTAGATCTGCAGTCGATCCAACAAATAATGCATTATTAACAGTCGATGGTCCTTTTGCTTGCTTCTCTTCCTCAACGTCTTTTAGTTTTTTCTGAAGATCCATCAGTTTATCAGTAGCATCAGCCACGTTTTTAATTAACTGACCAGCAACTTCATATGCTCTAGGCATTTCACTTTCTTGTGCAAGTTCAAGAATACCATTAATTGCTTCTTGCCCTTTTTCAATTATAGAATATAAATTACCTCTCGTATAATCATAATCCTTTTTTACATCATCAACAGTATTTTTAATTTTTTCAACTTTTTTTTCTACAACTTCTGGATGAAGAAGATCATCATCAGTGTTAAAGGTTTCGTTTAGTCCGTCAAATTTTTTTGTCATGGGTGTCATCAGAATCCACCATTAAATCCAAAATCGTCACCAGTTTCAATAAGAGCATTATCTGCAGCATCAATTTTATGAACTTCTGTTCCACCCAAATGAGTTGTAATGGTGCTTCCGTCCTGGCCACGGTTAACTGTAATTTTATTGCCGGTAATTGATTTGATGAACATCTCCTCTCCATCAATATCAATATAAGTTCCCTTAGTTAAAGTAGAACCATCTGCAACCTCAAATGTTTTTGCAGATATGGTTATGTCTGCAGTAAGAGTGGTTGCTGCATCTCCAGTATAATTTTTGATTGCTCTTGGAGTTGCTGAGTATGAAACTTCTCTTGTTGTATTTGAAGTATCCGTTCCAGTGAGATAACTGACAGTAGCCTTTCTGATAATATCTTTGGTTGCAGTGGATGCTGGACCAAATAGATATGTTTTTGCAGTAAATCTAAATGTATAAAGAAGAACTCTTCTAGAAGTGAAATCCCCTTCATAATCGTCTTGCATGGTAATATTTTCCAAGACGACAGGAATATCTCTTTTCTCTTTAATCGATTCAACCAACTCAACTGATAAGTTATATGCTGGTTGAAAATATGGTAAAATTTGCTCTACAATTTGAAGAGCGTCATCATTTAATTTTGTCATAACAGACAGTTCAAACTGCATGTTATATGGAACTGGCATATATGATTTCTTAGTTTCAGTCCCATCATTTGGGTCTTTTACAGTAAATGTCTGAGTTGTAGATACTTTTCTTGATGGATCATAAGTTAATCCAGTAAACTCAAAAGACATCCTTGGCAAAGTAATTGCAAAGGGTTTATTGAGGTCTGGAGACTGCTCTAGTCTTGCTAAAAACTTCTGGGTAGGTCCGTATGCCAAAGGAACTTTTACAACGCTTACAACGTTATCTGAGGAGTCTTCATGCTTAATGCTAATATTATTAAAGAGTGTGCCAAAAGATATAATGGTCCTCCTCAATATTTCGTTGTAAAAATATTCAAACATGTTAAAACCTACAAGATCTTTATCTTAAGATATCTATATTTAGGGCATCCCGAATGGGTTCTGCTCACTAAAGTCAATTATATTATCTGCTTCCGTCTCAATGTTAATATTATCAGCAAATCCATCATCTGCTGGTTGAACATCAATTATACGTAATTCATACGATGCTCCAGAAGTTGCACCTACTAAAGTTTCTCCTCTAATAAACTCTCCTGAAACTGTTCCAACTACAAGTACATTAGTTGATGCGTCCCATGTTCTAACTCTTGCTGTAGTTCCACTAGAAGAACCAGTGATAATTTCATTAAACGCAAATGTACCAGAACCACTACTCTCAGCACCAGCAACAACAATGGTTGGTGCTACAGAATATCCAAGACCAGCATTTGTAATATAGATGTTAGTTATAGTTCCAGCAGCACTAACTATGGCAGTTGCAGCAGCAGAAACTGTAGCGACTCCCGTTAAAAATACTTCATTTGTAAAATTAATTGCTGGATTATATACATATCCAGAACCACCTGCTGTTACTGTTACGATACCTACAACACCATTTCCAATTGTGGTTGTAGCAGCTGCTCCAACTCCATCTCCTCCACCAGAAAATCTTACTCCAGGTGCTATGGTGTATCCAGCACCAGAATTGACAACATTAACTGCTTGAACTGATTGCAATTTTGGATTTGCGTTCAAATTACATACGTTAATACCACCAATCATGGTGGCGATACCAACTGCTGTTGTACCACCTGCTGGAGCGGACGTGACGCCCACTGTGGGAGCACTACTGTATCCACCACCCCTATTCGTAATAGTGAAGAATCTGACTCCACCATTAACAATAGAAGCAGTTGCTGTAGCAGTTACTGCAGCGCCAACTAAAGTAAGTGTTTGTGTAGGACCTTGGATAGTAGTAATACCATCATCTGTTTGTCCATCGTAATCTTCACCGATTAAATTATTGTCAACTTCTTCAATTCCAGTTGCAATAACTTCATCCTCCAACCGAAAGAGTTCACAATATAATTCATACACATAAAGATCTTGTAGTTGATAATATGGTTTTGCATACTCAACATCTTTAATTTCATAAATTCTATCATCAAGTGGAAACCAAATAAGATCTCCAGACTTGGGTCTCGTTGATAACTTTATATTTGCCTGATCTTGAATTAATGGGGTTATATAGTTCTCAAATCTTTCTCTTGAAATTATAAGTCTTACTTCATCCTTAGATTCAATACCAAATTTTGATAGTAAATTTCCCGCTCCAGAATACTGATCATAATTATCAATATATGCTTCAAGAGGAAGTGCTATATCAAACTTTGACTGAACTACTTCTCTAATAACAGAATTTTCTGATAAGTATTTTCTGGGTAGATAAAAAATATCTACTCCATAAGTTCTTAGATGCTCATTTATTAAATCCTGAACAAGATTTTGCTCAGATGATGTCCCTTGAGTAAAAAATGGATTTAATACCATAACGTCAACCTATCATATCAAGAGGTGGAAGTTCATATGTATTGGACATCTGCTCTCTAATTATTTCTAAATCTTTTTCAGCATCATCGTATATTTGTCTTCCATTTAATTCAATTCCACCAGGAAGTTTAACTCCTTGGAATTTGATTAGATTTTGACCCCATTGTCTTTTCATCAATGCGGTAAGATATTTTTTTAAGAATGAATCATTATAAACTCTTGTAAAATCATTTGGATCTAAAAGTCTCCAACAATCAAGTACAATATATTCATCTTTCTGTACATTACCCCAATCAATATCTAGATACAATCTATCTTGCCTTTGATTAAACCTTATTTGTTTTTCTGTATTTAATAGAAAATCAATATCAGAGAGATATGTTTTTGTCATTGCATATGACAACATTTCTAATGAATTGAAAAAATATAAGTCGTTCAAAAATAACTGGTACTTTAAACTAAACATCCCACCAGATATTGTGCTATTATCAAATCTAAAAATTTTATTGATGCCAATTACTGCTGGCGGAACTTGAATGTAATTACTATTTTCTTCGTATGAAAATGTTACACTACCTCCATCAATATCAGAACTCGCAGTTGTAGTTACAATTCCTGCAGTACTATTACCACCTCTCGCTCTACCTCTATCAATATCGTCTTGGGTTATTTTATATTTTAAATATGTTTGAACTACACCATCAAAATGTCTCTCATGAAAATATTGTAGAGCATCATCCACAAGATCATCTACTTGCTCGTCAGCAATATTAATTTCAAGGACTGGTGCCCCCAGTTGCCTTTTACAATAATTAATTAAATCTGATCTACTTGCTGGTTGTGCCATATATTCACAAGTTTCCTAAATGTATTTATGGTGCTGAAGAAACGGGATTGTAAACATAAACATTCCCATTGGCAAGACTATACACAGTTGATCCAGAACTAACTAAGACATCATACATATACCTACCTTCATTTAGATTTCTAGTATCAGTTCTTCCTAATGATATTGACATTTTGCCATCAAATGCACTAGTAAGTCCTACAGTAAATGAAGTAGTTATTCCAAGTGTTGCACCAACGGCAACACTTTTTGATATTGCTGCTGATCCAGTATAACCAGTTAAATTAAAAGCAGCATTTGATGTATCTAAAACATTCAAGTTTGTTGAAAAATCTGACCCACCATAAATGGTCAAATTTAAACCATAAGGAACTCCTGAATCCGGATCAAACGTAATATTTTTAGTTGCCATCTACTAGTCCTATTAGTTTCATTGTTTCTTGCTGTTTATAATATAATTTGCAAAAAGATTTTGCAATATTTTTTAATTCTTCACGATCATCACAACTATCTATCTCTGATGCCAATTTAGCATATGCAAATTGTTTTGATAGGTTGCTTAGTTCGATAGTGTCAGGATCCATGTATTAACTCCTTTAATAGAGATTTAATTTCATTTAGTTCACTCTTCATATTAGCAAAATCATCTTCAATGTTTTGTATCTTATCATTCTTTTCAGATTTGACTTCACGTCTCGCAAGATATTGTTGATATTCAAGACTATTCACATTTAATACTGCATTTGTTGAAGGATCTCTTGCGAGATCCTTATGACCGTCTAATTCGTAAAAATCCATATTACGCTAAAGCAATTACTCTTAGGTCTTTGATCCTAGGAACGAAACACTGACTCTTAGATGTCAGTGAGATTTTTATTCGATATGTCTTGAACGATGGAAGTTGATCAGCTGTAAATGTGTATTCTCTATAATCAAGTTTTTCACTATCAAATGATCGAGCAATTGATTTTGTGATAAATGAATCAGATTCACCATTACTATTTTCTGGGGCAATTACTTGACCTCTAGAATTCAAGTTTGAATATCCGGGGAATGGAGTAAATATTGGATCAAGTCCGATTTTATTATTTACCGAATAAAATGCTCTAATATCAGCATCATCACCAATGTGTGCAGATAATATAACTTTAATTGATGATGCAGAATTTTCAATAACAATCTCTTTTGATACGTATTGACATGCTGTAGGATCTGAGGTGATAGAACTGACTCTAGAATCAGTTGCATAATTTTCAATAATGTTATTGACCCTATTAGATGTTACAATTACATTTACTCTTTGAGAATCGACAACAGGACTTAAACGATTGTCAGTGGTATTCAATGCAAGACTCATTTGCATTGATTTATTACCAACAACATTAGTCAATTTTAAATCTTCATTTACTTTAGAGGCAATCATCCTTGGGGTATCAAAATAATTTTTTTGATTTATCGTGATGTCTTCAAATCCAGAATCAACAAATGGAATTTCATTACCACTAAAACTCTTACTGGTAGTTGTTCTTACTTGAGCAGTAATATTTGTTCCAGTAAGTGTGAGATTTTGAATTTGTGGAGTAATAATTTCAAATGGCATATTTTGAGTAGCCCTTATATTTCTTCCACCAGTTGACTTGTTATTTCCAATATAAAGTTTTGGATAACCAATATCAGTACTTCTATCAGTTCCTGTAGTTGCACTCATATCAATTTTAACTTTATAAGAGTCAAATGTAAATGGATTTGCCTCCGTTACATTATTTAAGTTATGAGTCCTATTAATCCTTTGGAGACTAATACCTGAGTTTTCATATTTAAACACTGGAGTTCCAACAGGATAAGTTCTTGAATCAGTGCCTCTGACAATATTACCACCAATTGTGTTTCCAGAAACATTTGTATATTCAATAATTTCTTCACCAATTAACAAATACCCAACATTAGTAGTTCCAACTCCAACTCCCTCAAAAGTTGAGAATGTTGTTGCTCCGCCAACTGCTATTGATCCAGTAGAACCAGAAATCAATTCCGCAGTTAGTTTAGTTGGTCTAACATCTGGAAGCACTCCAGAAATTTTAACCATATTGTCATCAAAATACATTCCATGATTCTGATGATTGACTGTAAAGTGCGTTCCATCATTATCAATATTGATTGTTGAAATTTGAACATCCCCACCAGTTCCAAGACCAGCAGAACCAGAGGAATTTAGTTCCGTCGTAATACCGGAACTATTAACATACATCAGTGTCTTTGCTGCACCAACAACGAATTCTCCTTGAACATTATTAAATACTAATTCATTAGTAATTCCAATTCCAGCAATAGTTAATCTTGCATTAGTACCAACTGATGCTATTCCAATTGTAGTAATACCAAGAACATCACCGACCTGATATCCAGATCCACCATTATTTGCAATTGTTGCTCCACCAGCAACAATACTTCCATTCACAATAGTAATGTCTGCTGTTGCACCTCTACCATTTCCAGTAAGAGTAACAAGATTGACTCCAGTAAAAGTTTGACTTCCATCTGCAGGAGTATATCCAAGACCAGCATTACTGATAGTGAGATTTCCAACAGCAGAAGCAGCTACTCCTACAAGATTTCCAGTTGCATTTGTTCCTTGTTGAGAGAATGTATTTCCAATTTCATAAGAATCTGCCACTGTAGTTCCAAGACCAACTCTAATTTGTCTAGAGTTCATTATAATTGAATCTGGAAGGAGTTTTGGAATTTGATTATTCCCTCTTGTGAGTTCTGGACTATAGAATTCTACAGATCCATTTTCAAGGAAATCTGCTCTATAAAGAGTAAACTTAAGATCTTCCCACTGACTTGGTTCCCACGTAGATCCATTTTGAGACTTGAATAATGATCCAAGATATGGTTGATTTGAGATAAATGCATCAGTTATAAGATCATTTTCACCAACCCGTGAGATATAAACACTATACTTGGTGGAGTTTGATAATAAAGTTACTGCATACTCAGTTAGACCTTCAACATAAACAGGGGCCTTAAATTGAATATTAGTTGCAACAGATCCATCAGAGGAAGTTTGAACTTCATCCGGATCTAAAACGACTTCAGAGAATGGAAGAATTCTGGTTGATGGAAGTCCATTTACAATAGTTCTAATTTGGATGATGACTGGAATATCCATATCATCCTTTGATCTGAAGAAAACATCACAACTAGTTAAGAATACTCCTGTACTATCTTCAACCATAAATGATTGTGATAGAGGATCACGTCCACCACCCCATCTACGTGGTGGTGGATCAGGTGGACGATTAAATCTAGTTCCTACTCTTTGAGTTCTTGATCTTTGACCAATAACTGTAGATTCAATAATTTCTACTCCAAGATTTCTATTGACATCATTACTTTGGAATTGTTCTTGTGCTTCAACTCTTGCATTTCTAACAGAAACAATATTTTCTTGAACTGTTTCTAAAGTTCCTGTTGATGCAAATCCTTCTTCCGCAATTGTAATAGACTGATCTTGATTATTATCAATATCATCTGTCAAAGTAAATACTTTACTTCCAGTTTCAAATCTAGGGAAACTCATATTGTTTGGATCTGGAATATAGTAACTACCAATTAAAGTAGCTGATATATCAGAAATAAGTCTTACATTTGCAACTTTTGCAAGAGCACCACTTGTTTGTCCACGAAGAGTCATTCCCTCCCTAACCCAACCATAATATTGACCCTGAGCCTCATTGGCAAGTGAAAATGTGTCTACATTTAAAATAGTTGATGTTGATGAGTATGATCCAGATAAATCTTGAGAATTGTATGGATTTTGACGGAAAGTTTTTGTTGCTGAATCATATGGACCTTCTTTATGATTAGATTGTGCAACTCTAAATTGAACGAATGGGGAAGATGGAAGAGCATTTGATCCAATATCTCCAATAACTGGGCTATTTCCAATTACGGTTTCTCCAATTTCAAAAACCCCAGATTCCATTGTAATTTCAAGTAATTTTGGAATACAATATCTTGAAATATCTACTCCGTCAAAAAATGCATATAATCTAGTAAGTGGTTTTATTTTTTTAGCAACAAACTCAATATTTCTAGATCTCATGAATGGAATGAGATCTCTACTTACAACTCTATCACCTACTGATTCGCGATCAAATTGTTCTGATACAACAGTTCTAGATCCGGTTCTTGAGTTAGTTCCAAATTCTATAGATGTTTCAATATCCTCCTCAACGATATTATCAATAACAGTTCTATTTGACCAACTTATGGAGTTTCCACTTCCTTGGATAATAGTATCAGGAGTGTTTTGAATGACTCTTTGTCTTGTTGATTCAACAACTTCAATTCCAACCCAATTGATTTCCCATGAATTCCATAGTATAGGACCAAATCCTGTTTGAGGATCGATGGTTCCATTTTCCACCATGTCACTAAATGTTGATGCATAATCACCTTCAACATCAATAATTTTTGCTTCAAGTCTTGCAGTGTCAACCCAGTTATCACTTGCCGGAGTTAGTTCAACTGTTCCACTCCAAAAACTAATTAAGAAAGGAGTTACACTTTCAGTTCTTGTAGCAAAATTTTGTTTAATATATTCAACTTCGGCATAGTCAAGTGTTACAATATCATTTTGCTTTCTAATGTTGTTTCCCTCTACTGTGGAAAAATTTAAGTCAATAGTTGAATCTACATCTACAACAGGACCAAAAATCATATCAACAGAGTTGGTATAATGCCTTGGTCTTAGTTCATTGTACTTTCTATCAATAGAATTATTGAGTTTGAACGTATTTTCTTGTACTAAGAAGTCATTAAAGTTATCTACAAAAAATCCAGATTTAAATCTATTTAAACCATCATTATCAGAAATAAAGAGATTAGCGGTTTCTTTTTCTAATAAAGAAAGAGTTGTATAATATTCAAGGCTCTTGATTCTATTTTCAAGTTCCTTTATATCTTGCATTTTATATCTTTTATGTTGCAAGAATGAAAGTTTTGCATCCTTTACATTTGCAAGATATGCTGGAAGTTCTACTCTGCAAATTTCAATTGCATCATCAACTGGATCTGGTCTCTGTGGGTTGTCTGATGGAGTTCCATAAACAACTTGGAATTTTCCACTCTTGGATAAAAATACTCTGTCAATTCTTCCTTGGTAATAAGAAATATCAGTCAAAATAGCTTCATCTGAAGCTAATGGATTTGCTGCAGATTGTCCAGATCCATCGAATGCTCTTCCAAAAAATTCAAGTGGAGATCTTGAATTTTCTGCTACTTCGTAATTAGAAACCCTAGGCCTAATATCAATAATATCAGAGTTTCTAAAGGTATTAATATTTTTAATTTCATTTGCATAGTTAAACTGTCTATAAGAGTTGACAGTTGTTATGTCTCCATCATCCGTATTTGAATATGATGCACTTGCAAAATAAATTTTGATTTGTTTTGATGGAGGAGAAGCATCATTTTTTCTCTTGATTCTTCCCTGATCATAGAAAGTAATTTCCTGACCTGTTCTAAATGTGTAATTAGAAGAAATATTAAAACTTGGAGCTGATAGAGATGATACTAACGCACTAGAATTTGATTCTTCAAACTCCACAGTTTCTCCTTCTATCAAAGAAATTTCATTTTTGTAGATAAAAGAAATACTTGAATCATTTAATTTTTCTGCGATTATACCTACAGCACCACTTGTTTGTCCAACAAATTTTTCTCCGATCAACAATTCTGATGTTGTTGTGGAATTTGTGAGTATTGATTGGAAGGTAATCTGGGGTGCAGATGGTAGAGACGTATCTGCTGATTCAAAAACTCCATGGATTTCTATAATATCTGGAGTATTTAATGAAATTACTTCATCCTCAACTCTGACACCAAAGGGATAATTGCCATAAGTCAATCCATTATTTAGAGTTGTTCCTCCAATTCCAGAACCTGCAAGTTTTGATTTATTTACAACAATAGAGTTGACTCTATTTTTAATTTTTTCTTTTGCTTTTGGTTTTACTTTACGAAGAGTTGCAATTAAAGTTGCACCAGTATCATTGCTTCCAAGATTACGAATTTGTAAAGTAGATCCGTTAGTAGCAATATCAAATTTATCACCGCTCAAGGGTTCTGTAGATCCATCTGATCGGATCAAAAGATATCTTTCTACATCGAAAGGTAAAAATGATTCGTTTGTATCTGCTTCAACTTGGGCAGACAACTCATTACTTGCAATATTTACAATAAAAGTTTTTCTAATGACTAAAGAAGCTTCTGCAAGATTTACATTTGAAACATTGACTTTGGGTAAAGGTGTAAACAGAGAATTATCAGAAGACGTTGCTAATTCAGTAGTAAGAATTTTTAAATCTGTTATACTTAATGTTGATGACGGCAAAAATCCACTAGAAATTCCTGTAACAGCAGCAACACCTTCTACAGAAATGTCAGATGTTCCTACATTAGTTACTCTAGCAATAATTGGATCACCATTTAATCCGGGAGTTGTATCACTATACTGAACTAAATCATTTTCTTTAACAAGAGTTCCTGGGAAAGACGCATTTGAACTTTTAATGGTACTAATTCCACCAGAAAGTGGACTTACCGTAGCAATTCCAACAATAAACTTACTTGATTGAATTACATCTGCACTAAAAGTGTTAATTCCTGTTGTTCCATTATTTGTTCCATATACAGATTTGACATCAGAAATACCGTGCTCTGTAACTGCAATAGCAATCCTACCATTATCAATTCCATTAAAGATTAATTTTTCATTTGGTATGAAACTACCACTTGTTTCATAAACAGTAATTGCCGTCCCTACAGAAACTTCATGTCTTAAGAAACCTGTTGCACCGCTATTATCGCCTTTAATGAATGTGGGGATTGATAATGTGTGTTCTTGGTTTAATGCAATATCTGTAATTGTTTGAACATCATATAAAGCAATGTTCCACTCATTCTCATTTGAATTAGAAGTGCTGTAAGATCCAGATTCTAATTTGAAGTCATATATTCTTGCAATTCCAACTTCATTTCCAGGAAGAGTTTCCGAATTACTTCCAACTCTTTGATCACGTAAACTTATAAAATAAGTATTTCCAATTCCTACTGTTGGTGCTCTATAAACTCTATTAAGTTTTAGTGTTGGTCCAGTGCTATAAATTATATTTTGATCTTTAATTGTCCTTGTTGTTCTTGGTTTATCTACATCAAGATAAGAAGCATTAATAGTTTGGATTTCATAACCTTTAATATATGCTTTTCCAGGAGAAATTTTATATAATAAAAGATCATCTGTTGGGGTTACACCACCTGGAGTAAATTGACCAGCATTAAATATTCCGCCATTACCAATATTATTATTTAAAGATTCTACAGCACTAACGTCAAAAGCTTTTACATAATAATTACCAGATTCCTCATATGTCCTTCTTGCAAGAGTATCTGTTACATCATTAAATCCAACACTACCTCCAAAAAGAGATTTTCTAATATCATCTTGAATTGAACCATTAATTACTGTTGCGAGTAAAATAAAATTATCATCATTAAAATCATCAAGTGCTTTTTTAAATAAACTTACACTAATTCTGAGTCTATCCGCACCAGGTGCAGCATAGTTATTAAATCCTTGAGAATTATCGTTAAGTGTTTCATCAAGATCTGAATTTATAATCTCCTCGTTTACAAATAATCCAATTCTGTAACTAGGATTATTTGAATATTGATCAAGAATTAAAGTCTCTTTATTTACATTGACAAAATTTCCTCTTATAAAATATACACCCTCATCAATTTGAAATGCAGATCCTATTTCAGATGCATTACTTTCTATTGTTGATGCAAAAGGTGACCCAGCGGCAATAGTAGTATTTCCAAGAAGTCCAGATGTTATTATCTCGTTAGATGAAATTTGTTCCCCATCAAGGAAAGTTTGGGTTGAGTTATTTCCGGTATTAGAAGAAAGATAGTTAATATAAAGAGTTAAGTTTCCATTTTCAGAATCTTCCGGAAGAATAAAACTATCAACAAAGGCAGTTACTCCTGATCTCTGTCCAGTTATTTTTGTACCAACCAATTGGTCAATATAAGCAGATACAGGAACACCTTGAAACGAATTATTTAATTGAATGCAATAATATATTCTATTATATCCAGTATTTCCTGGAATTACTTTGGCACCTTCTTTAAAGAAATGTTGACCAAATCTCTCAATTTGATTTTGTAGTATAGATTGAAGAGAGGTTAACTCTCTTGCCTGAACTGGATATCCAGGTTTAAATAATACCTTATGGTAATCATTAGTAGAATCAAAATCGTCAAAGTAGGGAGCTACGTTGAGGTTCGTTTGTTGGGGCATAATTCTTTAGAACTGCAAAATAACTTTTATGTCTTCCTTTTGGTTTGACGATCTTGTTATAGATGGTCTATTGTCAACGTAAATTATATTACCGGAGTGTTTCTTAACCTCTGGATTGGCAACACCACTCGTAAAGGTTTGACCAAGATAGTATGTACGATTATTTATTACCGTAGATATACCTGTAAAGGCATCATCAATGGTTAGATTTACACCCGTTGTTGGTACAATTGTTAATTGTCCACCAGTTCCAGGTGATGATGTAAACTCATTCAAGTTAAATCCATATTGAGGTTGAGTTTGTGCAGTGCCTACAGTATTAAATCCTGCAAGAGATCTATCTTGCCAATACTTTAAAACACCAGTATTTTGATCATAACTCACAACTCTACCAACAGCTGTTGTGCCAGTCGATACTGTTTGAGTAAAATAAGAATCTGCAGTAAATGTAGCAGTGCTGTAACCAGATCCTACTAATTTAAGTGCTCCAAGGGCACTTACTTTGTCTGCGGATAATAAACTTGTTGATCCAAATTGTTGTGGGTTTTCTACAACTCCAACTCTAGCAATTTGATTTCCAGTTATAAAATCTGGATTATTGTTATCATTTTCAATTCTAGAATAAAGAAGAACATTATAAGCTCCAAGTTCTCTGTAAATGTCTGCACCATGTCCACCTTGAGGTGAAATAATAACATTAAACTCAGGTCTTGTTGTTCCTGTTGGAACTCCACCAGATACAATATCAACGTTACCATAAGTATAACCAGATCCTTGATTTGAAATGGTTATTGAACTAACTTGTTGATTGCCATCAATAGTTATCGTACACTCTGCATTGGATCCATCACCTTTAATAGGAACAGAAGTATAGGTAGAATTTGCCGTACCTAAACCAACACCCCTATTAACAATAGTTGCGATTTTTATAGATCCATCAACGGCATTATCTCTAACAGGTGCATTGTCAGTTGATGTCTGCCAATCGGTTGGAACTGGCATATAATCAGTGGACTCAAATTTTGCAACATCACTTGGTTTGATTGTATACAAATATTTCCAAATATATCCATCACCACTCGTTCCTGCAGATCTTGGTTCCAAATCAGTAAAGGTTGGTTCATCAAGAGAGGGTTTCCCTGATGAATTATCAGGGTCTATTCCATTTTGAAGACAAATGTAGACTCTAAAATCACTATTCATTACAAAATAATTTGCAGAATATAGTGATGTTGAACCAGAAACCACTGCAGTATTAGATCTACTATAATCATGTCGATACATATCATAAGTTGTTCCTGAAGACCAACTTCTTTTTGGCACAACTTGTCTTGCATCAGAAGTATTAATTTTTTTCAATGCAACCATTGTATCCCAATAGTCATTTTCCTGATCAAAATTATCCTTAGGTGAAGGGGGATCAATATCCCAGTCGGATTGATAATCTGCTGGATTAGTTAATCCAATAAAAGAATAATATGAATTACTAGCATTAGAAACACCGGCAATAAAATTACCAGCATTTAATATTCTAATTTGATCAGTTATAATGGCGGCCATTTTGCAGACTTTTTTCTTTATTTATTAGAGATTAAACAATGTAATTTTTAAATTTCAAGAAATTAGATCTTGTAACCATTGTTGAAGTAGAAATTCCACTACCCTCAGTAATACCAATTCCAGATCCAGTATATGCGGTGTATGAATTTAATCCAGACCTTGCTTCTATATCAATTCTACCCCAACTAAATGATCCAAAGAAATCAGAAGTAGTTATACCAGAGAAACCATAATTAAATTGATCAACTTTAACAAATACTCTACGAACGTATGTAGAGATCCCAGATACACTTGTGGAAATAGACACTGCACTGGCAACTTCATAAACGTTATCTGCAAATGATGTTCCAACACCAACGGTATTATTTAATGAATCTAAAGATATCACAGATGTTGTTCCAGATCCAATATTAGAATTTTTAATAATAAAGTAATCATTAGCATTAATAGAACTTATTGTCAATGCAGTTCCAACAATAGAGGATTCTCTCATAAATGAATCATATGGGATATGAATATCAAAAATTAATTGTGTTCCAATCCCAACTGTTGTGGTTCCAAATCCAACAATAACACCATTATCTCCAGAATAAGTGAGAACACTTACTTCTTCTTCCGTATATGTTGGAGGAGCAATTAAAACTGGTGGGACACTTGTAGTCGTGTAACCAGTTCCTACGTTAGATAAAGCAATAGAGGTAACAACTCCTGCTGTTATGAATGCTGTTGCTGTTGCTGTTGTTCCTAGTCCAACAGATTGTGCGGTGCTTCCAATTGTTACCACTGGAGCAGTTGTGTAACCAGATCCACCGTCAGATATGGATATTATAGATATAGTTCCCAATCCAGAAACTACGGCAGTTGCAGCTGCACTTGTTTTTGATTCTTGTGATATAAATTTAATTTTATTTTGGAATGTTAGACTAATATCATTTTCATTTTGTGAATTAAAAATTGGTCTTACATTATCAACATAAATCGCAGTAGAACCAATACCGACAGATTTAGTAATGTATGCACTTGGATTAATAACTGGTTCATATAGTTCTCTATCTTTACCAACTGCAGTTTGATTTATGAATACGTCTTCAGTTTGTCTACACCAAACAACTGGTCTTTCTAAAGTGACATCACTCGTATTTCCAGGTCCAAAATATGGATTGGTTCCGACAAGATTTGTAGATTTAATTTGATCAACAACTCTTTCATCTTCTTCTAAAGAAAATGCTTGATTGAGAGAAGAATCATGTTTGATTTGAAGAGTGTCACCTTTTTTGACGGTTTCAATTATATTCCTGAAGATTACATCAGTATCACCAGTTCCTTTATAGAACAAAATATTGACAATATCTCCAAATTTAATTGATTCCGTAAATTTTATAATACTTCCACCATCGAATGTGTATCCTCGACCTGGAATTTGAAGTATATCATTTACAAATACAAGAAGAACATCTTGAACGTTAATTTTAGAACCTTTTCCAGCAACAATAGAAATTGAATTTCCTGCAAAAGAAAGTGGGAAATCTTTTCTAACTCCATCAATAAAATCATTAATATTATCCAAAACCTGAAGTTGACCGACAGACCATCCTGAAAACTTATCATTAAAAATTTCGTCTATTGTTATTTGAAATTCGTTAGAAGTAGAGAATGATGATGTTGTTGGTATTCCTGTAGTTCCACCAACTGGAATAGTTAAAATTTCACCATTTCCAAATCCATATCCTGTATTTTTAAATACAAAGTCGATGACACTGGATCCTTGTCCAACAACAATATCCACTACAGCACTTGTTCCAACACCAACTATACTTGATGATGAATATTGTAAGTTTATATCAGAGTAACTCAATGGATCATCAAAAACAACAAACGGTTGATTTGTTGAAGTATATCCAGATCCAGGATTTGTAATGGCAACACTTACAATATTACCACCATTAATAGTGGCAGTTCCAATAAATTCAATATTTCCTGTTCCAGTACTAGAAGTTCCAACACCAACATTTACAACAGTTTGAATTCCAGATCTATATCCAGAACCACTATTACCAATACTAATAGATGATATTGTTCCCAAACCTGAAACAATAGCAGTTCCTCCAGCAGAAATTAATGGTTGGTATCCAAATCCTTCTGTTGATGCAACAGAAACAATGATTCCACCTTTAGGAAAACTGGAAATTCCAACATCAGGTCCAAGTGGAATTGTATTTGTTCCTTGGAATGTAATTGATGAAATTCCAGAAGACTCTGAAATAACATATTGATTTGTTATTCCAGGAGTTTGGAATATATCATTTATGAGGATAATTCCATTTTCTGTAGAAATACCAGAAATATTAGATCCATTTTGTTTTAGAGTAAATTCACTTTCAGTAGCATTGAATTGATCGGAAATACTATCAAAAATATAATTTTTAGAATAAGATTCATCACTAGAATTTGGAACACCAGATCTCATAAAACTTCTACCTTGGAAACTAGAACTTGTTGTTATTCCAGTCCAGTCTCTCTCATCTGGTGCATTTGTTGTAGATCCAATTGGAACACTACCAAATGGTGCTTCAACAAAATTAAGTTTATTATCAACAATATTATAGTTTCCTGAAATCTTAGTGACTAAAGTTCCTGTTCCATATCCAGACAATACAGTTCCTAACCAAGGTCTACGAACTCTAATCCTATTTGTACTACCAATTCCTACACCCTCTATTTTCATTATTTCAGACCCAATTTGTATCAAGTCCGATCCAAAGAATGATGTTATTCCACTAAATGTAATTACATTATCAACGTCTCCAACTTGACCAGCAAGAGTTGTTGTTACTGCTGTAGATACAATTGGTGATTGAATAAGATTATCAATAGCAACAACAACTTTTGCATTTTGATTTGTTGATATAAATCTATGAGAAGTTCCAATACCAACACTTTCAAGTTCAACTACTTGAGGAATTAATTTAAGTGCATTTTCTGCACTTGTAGCAATTTTGATATTATTATCATCAACTTTAACAGCAAATAAATTTTCATCTGGAAGGAAAGTTGTGTTTGCCGCACCAACAAAACTTGTTGTAGCAATTCCAATGGCAGAAGAAGCAGTACCGACATGATTATATCTAATTTTTTCTCCACTTACAAAGAAGTGATTTGGAATTTTGATAATATTTGTTGTCGTATTTACAACATCAGTACTATTGCCTAAGAAATATCTTTCAAAAATTGGTTCATTTTCATGAGTTAATTCAAACTCTCTCTTAATATCAGAATCTGTTCCAAAATATTCGCCAATAGCATCACCAATAAATGCATTGGTGAATGTCACTGCAGATCCTGCACTTGTATCTTCATTTGTAGTTAATGCATTCATATAAACATTAACAACAGAATCAATGCTTGGATTTGGAGTGAATACAAGAGAAACTGTTCCAGCTGCAGATACTCTTGATCCAAATGTTCCAAGACCAGCAGATGTTTCAATATTTGCATATTCAGTCATGTAAACTTCACGAGTTCCTGATGTATCAACATAATCATCAACTAAAACAATTTCAGATAGTTGAACATTAGAGTTGGTAGTATCTGTAACCTGTGCTATAAAATATGCTCCATCATAAGTGTTTGTGTATTCTGCAACGGTATTAATTCCTGGAGATCCTGATGCGGAGATGCTAGTTGTTCTTCCTTCAATCTTAGATCTCTTTAAATCAATTGTTCCAATTCCGGTAAATGTATCACTAGAAAGACCAACTGTAATCGTGTTAATTGCACCAGTAGTAGCAATTCCTACAGAAGTTGGAATAAAGTCAACTTTTAAAGATGATCCGTCAATATATGCATGATATGTTCCAAGACCAGTATCAGAATATTCAGAAATTCCTGTTGCTAATCTACCATATTCTAATAATTCGACATTATTAGAATTATGAGTGACATTGAGTTCAATTGCTTCAAATTCTTCATTTTTGGAAATATCTGGATTGATGTTTACAAGAACTTTCGCACTAGTATAAGTTTTTGCAATTGATACAATAGTTTTAGTTGTATTAGATGGAATCGAAATACTATCAGTATCAATTAAAACAACTCCACCAAGACTTGTGCTTCCTGTACCAAGAAAAGAATCGTTTAATCCATATGATAGAGTGATAATGTCATAATCATTAATTGCAGATCTAGTTGGATGAAATTCTAGATTTGCCTCAGATCCACTAATTGAGAAATCAAAGGAACCTTGATCATAGGTTGTTTCAACTCTAGCATATTGATTCATATATCCTCTAGAATCATCATGAAGTAAGTCAACAAGCATTAGTTGCCTTTGCGCTACAAATCTCTTATCTCGAACATAAGTTATATACTTTTGAAGTCTTCTAGATGATAGTGGGAAAGTATTGACTATACTAAAATCTGTTGGTCTTGGATTACTATTAAATTCACTACTTATATCATCAATTGAAAGAACTCTATTACCAACAGACTCAAAGTAATCTGACAAAATTCTGTTTGAGAATATAATTTCATCAGAAATAATATTTGAATTTTGGTTTAGATTATTTTCTGTAACTAAATCAAAATCATATACACAGTTAAGACTTGCAAATCCATCAAGATTATTAACTGCGTTTAAAACAGTTGTATTAGTTGTAAGTCCAACAGACATATTGATATTTGAATTTGATTCTAATTGATAATCAGAAAACTTTTTAAATCCTAAAGTGTGGTTCAAACTAGAAACAGAATCATTCCAAGTATCATATGGAACTTTAGATTTGAGTGAGTATGAGAAATTTTGATAGTAAAAACTATCTTGAACTTTTTGTAGATCTTTATTTAAGAATCCAGTATCATTTTGCCATCCTTTTATTGATTTTGAGAATGAATTTAAGTTTGCATAAGTTTCAAATGATTTGATAGATGATGCAACTCCTTGAGTTTCTGAACTTGTTCCTTTTATAATTTCATTAACAACAAAATTGTCATCAGAAGAAACTCTCAATGTTGTAATTTTTCCATCCCAACTATCAACAACTCCTACAGCAGAATTAGAAGTAACAGTTTCTCCTACAAAATAATTTTTTGTAGTTAATTGAGTATCAAAAATTGGAAAATGTTTTTGTGCAAGCATTTTTCCAGAAGAATTTACAATATCATAAATTCCTGGAATTTGACTACCAGTGAGAAGATTTGATATATTGAATGAAACGTCACCAATTCCACCAAGATTTTCAGTTGTTGCAGTTACTGAGAATAATTGATAATCATAAGCAGAAGAATTATAACCTATACCAGTTGATCCAACACCAACACTTGTATTTTCAATTAAAATTTTATCTCCAACAACGAATGGGAAAGAGTTTATTGTACTAAATCCAACGGATAAAGTTGCTGTAGCAATACCAGTTGATGGAGTATATGTTATTGAACTTATTCCAACACCAGCTCCACTTTGAGTTGGAATAATAGTTGGAGTTACATTGGACATTCCTTTAGTATTTTCGAGAATTTCTACATTTGATTCACCAGGAGTTACTTTAAAATCTACGTCGGGAACTACTTTACCAGTTTTTCCATCAAGAACTACTAATTTTGGTGATACTAAAAATCCTCTTCCAAATGATGTAATTCCAATAGATTCGAAGGATGCGAGAGAATCTATTTTAATTACTTGGGGCAAAAGAACTCTAGGATTCAGAGTTTTATCCGATGGGTACTTGAATCCAATATCTTTAATTGATACGGATTTCATTGATCCTATATCAGAACTAAAAGTTTCAAAAATAGCACCACTACCAGCAGAAGATATAACTGTAGTGATTCCAGGTAAAGAATAGTAATTTGCCCCAGAATTTGTTACATCTACTTTAGAAACTGGTCCATAAGTATGAGTACAATCAGTTTCATACTCAATAATAGAAGATGTTCCATAAGATAATTTTTCTGGAACATCTACTACAGAATATGTGAATGATGTGGTTGTTCCAACTGTTATGGTGTGCTTTCCATTGTAAAGACTTTCTTTTATTTTTATTTCACTTCCAGAAACAACTTCACTATCAATAGAAACTCTTTCTTTAATTTCTGGTATATCACTTTCACCTAAAACATCTAATTTGTAATATAATACTTGTGGAATGTTTTTGTTGACTGTTAATGTAACTTTTGCTCCAGCAGTTCCAACCTTTCCATCTCGTAATAATTCAAAAACATCACTATTATCAGATTTATTCCAAATTTTGGTAAAGTTGTTATCTGTATAAAGATTGAAACTAAATGCGGAATATAATATTCCTTGCTTAGTATAAGCAAGTGAAGAATCCGAAAGATCAAAAGTTATCGTGGAGTCCTTATATAAACTAATTGGGGGATTGATTGGACTAATCGTTCCCAAAGAAGCACTACTTATGCCTATAATATTTGGTTTTGGTTGAATAGAGTCAAAGTAAGTATTTGATAGTTTTAAAGTATTATTGTCTACTTTTACAATATAATACATTTTTTCATTTTCCAATCCTTGTGATGGGATTAATGAAGTATGAATTACTTTATCTCCAGATTTAAATCCATGCGAAGATATTGTAATTGTGTTTGTAGAGGTGTTTACTCCAGCAGTTGCAAACCCAATTGGATTAATTATAACTCTTGAGTTATAATCATCATATTTTACTGTTACAATACCAGTATTTTGTGGGTTTACATTTACAAAAATATTATGAGGAGAACTTAATCCATGAGTTTCTGCTGTGGAAACAGTAACTAGATTTTTTTGAACTTTTCCAGTGATTACAGAATAATTTGTAGTAAAACTATGCGTATCTCCTGTTCCTACACTTCTAAAGAATAAAGTAGAAGAATCTGTATTTGGTCCTCCAACAAAAGAACCGGTAGTTCCAAGTCCAACTCTAATAGTTGCAATACCAATTAAATCTTCAGATATTTTCGCAACAAATAAAGTTTGTCCGTTAGATAGAGTTGTTCCTACACCAACATTCGTTTCATCTTGAACAACAATACCATTTCCACCAGTTCCTGGCGAATATGTAAGTTGATCTCCAGTTTTTAAATTATGATTTTCAATAAAAATTGTTTTAGTTGGAATAAATGCTTGAGTTGCACCAGACCCAGGATTTGCAAAAGAAATCGTAGTCCCAATACCAACACCAGCAGTTGTTCCTAAACCAACAGAACTTGATGGATCAAAGTAGATTTGCTTATTTAAAGTATAAGCATAATCTGTTTTAAATCCAGCATTAATTTTAATTTTTCTTGGTACTTCATAGATGAACTTACCAATGGTGTGAGAGGTGCCTGTAGTCCCCTCTACTGCCCTTAAAACTCTAATTCTGGAGGATAGAGCATCTACGTTTAATACTTTTATTTTCTCCGCACCAACTGAAAGAATATCATTTTCCCTTATGCTTGGATATGATATATTACCGGTTACTTTAAAGTAAGTTACAATTCCAGTAATACCATCAGTACCTATGGCAACACCAGTGCTTCCAACTCCAGCTATAGTTAATCTATTTGTTTGAATACCAGCATTATATGTTCCTTCAATACCAGAAGAAGTTGTAGATAATCCAGAAACTGAAATAATATCAAGATTTTCAAAATTATGAGGATTATCTGCAAAAATTAAATATTCTCCTTTAGATTCTCCTGGATAGAACTCAACATTTTCTAAAATACTTGATGCAACACTAATATTATTTACAGATCTTCCCTTCAATCTACTAATTTTTGCAAATGCACCATATCCTTTAGTGTCATTATTATTGAAAACTAAATTTTCCCCAATCCTATACTCATTACCACCGGTTATAATTCCAACCCTAGAAATTTTACCTGGAGTTGTTGATACAACGTCTGCAGTTTGATTTAATTTATTTGGGATATAGATATACGGATATTCAGAATCATCTTCTATCAAATTGAGTGGAAATGTATTTCTTCTCCATCCATTTGTTACAAGATCATAATCATTTTGATTTGATTGTAATTCAAAATTAAATTTATTTGGAATGGATTGATAATTTTCTCCTATTGCATACGGGAAAACAGGTTCTCTGTATTTTTCAAATATACCAGAAGTTGCAGAAAATTTATCATTGATAGTTAAAAAATATGCATAAGTTCCATTTGGATAATCTGGAGTTATACAAAATCTACCATTATTCTCATCAAGAATAGTTTCATCTGCTACTTCATAATGCTTATAATCTTCAACAAAAAATCCTTCTGGAAAAATAGAAGTTGGAGGTCTATTTTCACTTAAGTTTAGTTCATAACCAGATTTCATTTGAGATACTACACCACCAGTTCTCGTGCTATATGCGTATGGTCCGTAAATTGGGTTTCCATCATATGCAAATCCAAGAATAGGTGAATGTTTTGATGATTCTTCTTCAATACCATTAACCTTTCTTAAATCACTTTCTCCATATAATATATTCCCATCTTGATCTATAGAGTTAACTGTTTCTCTGAGTTTTCTTGGAGCATATACATGAGAATATTGTATTTCAATTTGCCCATCAATAAGTATACCATCATCATCAGTAAAATATGGATAATACTTTTGATATAAATTAACTCTCCATGATTTAATATTTGCTTTGAATTTTGGAAAAGTCTCTGTTGATCCTGAAGTAATAACATTCAATGATGTGCTATCTTGAAAGTATCCTGCTCCAGGTTCGATTACATTGACGGAAGTCAATAATCCATTTTCAATAATTGGAGTTAACACTGCACCAATACCATCACCAATAATATTAATATCTGGATTTGAAAAATATCTGCTTCCAGAATTTAAAACAATAACCTGAACTATTCTTCCATTACTAACTATTGGTTGAAGTTGAGCATTACTTCCAGAATCCAATGTTATTTGTGGTTGATGGTCTAAATTTATAACTTCAGACGATCCATACCCAACACCTGAATTTTCAAGATGAATTGAAGTTATCTCACCCCTAACAATTGGTTGCAAAGAAGATTCGAAAGTTTCAGATCCAATTGAAGATATTCCAATTTTTCCAATAAGATCTACTGAAATGTCAGGATAATTGAAAACATGAGTTCCAACTCCAACAGATGTAATATCTACATATTGTTTTGTTCTATAATAAAACTCAGTATCAGATGCAACTCCAACTTGAGATAACTTAAAAGAATTTTTATCAATATTTGTTACATAATATTCAGTGCCTGTAGAAAGTCCACCAGCAACAGATCCAGTAGATGTATATTTTACTTTTTCTCCAGATTTATAATCATGATTTGAAATTAAAATAGAATCTGTAGTTGTACTAATGCCAAGTGAAGATGCTGGCGCAGTTCTTTTTTTATTTTCATATCCAGATCCACTATCAACAATATTAATTGAATCAACTACTAATTTCTTAGAAACAGATTGAATAGAGTGTTTGCCAATACCATGAGATGTTAAAAATACAGTATTGATTCCAGAAATAGAGTCTCCTTGAGTTTTATGCAATCTAATAGTGGTATCGTCAATTTTTGAAATAAAATACAGTGAATTAGTTACAATTCCACTTATACCATCTTGATCTGAAGTTTTGTATATTATTTGCTCAGCATTTCTAAATTTATGATATGTAGAAAATCCAATTCTAGATTGAGTTGCTGCGGTGCCAACAATAACTTGGTTTGACTCTAAGTCCGCAAAAAATTCTACATTGTGATTTATAGATTTCATATTAACTTGTCCCAAGGCACCTGATCCATTTCCTCCGGAAATTTTTAGAATGGGAGGTTCTGCATAATCAAATCCAGAATTTACAACTCTAATTTCATCAAAAGATCCAGAAACAGCTGCATACCCAGTTGCACCAGATCCAACAGAATCTTTTATAATTAAATTTGGAACATTTATTACATCAATATTTTTGCCAGAATCAAGGATTTCAATATCTTCAATTTTACCATATCTGACTACATCTTTTGATTTATAATTTAACAACTCAACACCATTAATAAACATTCCAGTAAATCCTGGTTCTGTTTTATTAATAGACCCATCATCAATTGGTTCTGAAAATTTTCTTAGTAGTTTTTGTGATTTTAAAGTCTTATTATTAAATACATATGGTTCTACTTTACTATCAGATACAGTAGTTGTACTTAACAGTGATACAAAATTTGAATTTAAGATATCATTTTTACTTTTTGCAAACTGTACGGTAGATCCATTAATTCTCTTAATAAAATATAATCCATCATCAAATAAACCTGTTCCCCTAACAAATCGAGTTGCAGAACTACCAGAATCATCAATATAATTTTCTTTAACTAATTCTGCAGAATAATAGACAGAATCTCCCGTGTAGAATCCATGTTCTCCACCAGAAGAAATCTGAAACTGATTGCCACTAAATGTTCCAGAAAAAATAACTTCTCTTTTAGAAGTATCTAATGGCAATGAATAATAATTTGGAATGGATGGTGATGCAACAAGATATTCATTTCCATTTTTATAAACATTATCTACGTTAGTAGAAATTGATTTTATATTTGAAAATACATTTGAAGATCCTTTTAAAATTTTTCTTTGAACTTTATAAGTTAGATCTAAATTTAATTTTCCTTGACCCCTAATAAGAAAAGATTTATCAGTTAAAATTTCAACAACTAATGTTTCTTTTTCAGATCCATCACTTAAAATAAGTTTAACTGAATCACCTTTTTTGATATAAGGAGATACGTTTAAAGTAACTTTATACGTATTATCTGATGCATCTTTCAATTCTACCTTATTTACTTTATAAATTGGTGCTACATTATAAAACCAATTATTTGTTTTTTTATTATTTTCAGAAACCCCCAAAGTTGTTACATTGAGTTTTCCACCTTTTAACAAATCACTTGTATTTGACGGTATTTCAATTGATTTTAAAACAGAATTGATTCTAACCTTAATAATTTCATCCTGATCTAGATTAGATCTTCCATATGCAAATGTATTGACGCCGACAGTAGATGCATCAAGTATAGTGTTTGTTAAATTACTAACACCAAAAAACTGAGTTAAAGATTTTGAGGTATAGGATACAACACCAGTTGTAGTATCATTGTATGTAACATACAATTCTCCTGTGGTGCCAAAACCAACAGTTGAGTCCACATCAAGAACTGTTGAACCAGAAGAAACTTGTCCTATCAATCTAGTGGAGGGTTCTACGGTAAACTCACCATACACTGCTCCATCTACGTTAATATCTCTATTATATCCACCATCAAAACTAATTTTATAAAATGTTTGTCCATACCCTACAGATATTTTTTCAACATCTGTAATTGGAGCATATGCTTTGTTTGAATCAACTCCAAATCCATATTCATTTTGATATAATGTGGCATTATTTAAATTTACAGGATCTCCTTCAATTGCTTCTACTACTAAATCATTAGTAATTCTATATTGTGCATCTGATGGCGAAATTAAAAAATCTCTAGGTTTAATAATTTTTACATCTTCATTATATAAAGCTTTAAATAAAATTTCAAATGATATGTCTGTTCCTTTACTTAGATAAAAATCTTTTGCTTGCTTTATAAAAATATTTTGATTTAATTCAGGTGTTAGTGACCTTTCTTCAAATCCTGGTAGAAATTCATTTTTTGTTTTTGATAAAAATTCTTTTAAGAATAAACAACTTAAATTTTTAATTATTGAATTACTTTTATGATCATCAGATTCAGTTTCTTTAAATATAACCTCTTCCTTGTTCAGTTCACTTCTATATGAAGTAATTCCAACAAATCCTCTAATACATCCAGTGAATGAAAAAGTGGTTTTTCCAGTGTATGTAATTATTTCATCATCTATTTGTAAAAGTCCATAAGAATCTGGAAATCCATTTGTTCCAGTTGGAGATTTTCCAGGATCAACATTAATAGTTTCCGCATCAAATTCAAGATCACCACTTAGTACTACAGATTCTGATAAATTTGTAGTTTCGTCTAATTTAATATACCTATCAATATTTTGAATAAGATCAATTGGTCCACCTTGATACTCTTGTCCAAGATAATATTGTTTTAAAAACTCAGAAATGAGTGGAAAGTCTTCCTTTACATATGAAGGAAGTTGATTTGATACAATAGTATTAAACTGGACTCTAGTTTCTGACATTTTATGATTTTATCTTCTTAGTATGTAATTGAACCTGATGAATTTGATGAACCAGCAGTTGATGTAGTTGATTGTTGCGTGGTTGTTGTAGATGTAGATGTAGAAGAACCTCCTGTTGGTGTTCCAGATACAGTATTTGAATCTGGACCTCCTGAACGAACTAAATTTCCATTTGAATAACTGGAAGACACAATATAACTTGAAGCAGATGGATCTAGTCCAGATGCTATATCATCAACAATCGTTTCAAAATTGCTGCTACTTATATCTAGTTGCAAATAAAGATCCTGTAATCCGACAACATCGTTTGAAGTTGGAGTTGCACCAATTTCAATAATGGGCTGTCCATCTTTTAATTTTGCAGCTAAAATATTAATAGGATTCAATGTTAGGATTCCACTTACATAATTAATAGTTCCAATATTTCTTCTAACAATTGTGGGTGATTGTGATCCAATAGATGGTAATGTAAATAAGAAAAGAGAACCCGTTATTCTATTTGTATTTGGAATATCTGATAAGTATACATTTTCTTGAATTCCAGCAATTCTAAATGAAGATGTCTTAACATTGTATCCACTCATATTTTTAATATGAAAAGAATTTCCAAATCCAATTTGATATTCTGAGAATGTATTTAAAACAATCCTCAAATCTCTCCTCATTTCAACGGTTGTGATGTTTGAAGTCACTGATTCATGACTATCATCAACCATTTTTAAAAATTTACTATATTTAAATCTTGCACCATACTTATTTAATTCAGTAGACTCAGAGTACTTTGTTGTATTGTTTTGAACAACTGTTGAAACATATGCTGCTGATGGGGCTAGATTTGAATTATAATAAATTTTTGTATTTACTTCTAGATACAAATATTTAAGATCTAAAATTTCTGGAATAATACCAGCAACTGCATATTTCTTTAATTTATTTTTTATATTTTCTTTTATGAGATTAGGAATAAAGTCTCCAAATCTTGGTTTGATACTAATGAATACTTTTCCATATTGTGGAGGAACTAATTCTTCACCACCAAATACTGAAATGGATTCTGTTTCAGGGTAAATTTTTGCAGGAATTAAAGTTTCATAATCATTTGATGTTAATGCTCTATTTTGAGAAGCATAAATTCTTGGTGCAAATTTCTTAATAGATTCAACACCTTCAATAGATTCGCCACCAGATGCAGATATTCCAGTAGTTAGAAGAGAAATTCCACTAGTTACTGTATATTCTTGAGAATTTCTTGTATAAACAAATCTACCAGCAAAAGTAAATTGATTTACTCCATTTGCAGCATCACCATTTGATGTAATATAATCGACAGTAACAAAGTTATTATCTTGAAGTTTATTACCAAAAATACCATCACCAAAAATTATTTGATATCTTTCATCCTCAACTTCTTGGAGGTAATATATTTTAGAATCAGATTTAATATCAAAAAGACTATCTTGACGACTATACTTTACACTTCTAGTTGACTGCTCATTTGGTTTAACAGTAACATTTATTAAATCAGTATCAATCCCAGAATTTTGTAAAACAAATTTTTGATTTGGAGTTCTTGAACTATATGTAAAATTAGAAGTTAAAAGACTTCCTTCGTAGATAAAGATATCATTAAAAGATGCTATATTATCTACGACAGGAACTGTTATATCACTTAATATGCAAAACGTATATGACTGCTTACCAAAAGAACCTTGACTTGTAGATACAATGCCTTTTTTAAGGGTAATAGTGCTTGGTACTGGTAATATATTAGATGTATCAACAAAGAAACTAATCGTTGCGGTTGCTGCTTTTCTAGATTTTGGAAGATATCCAATATTTCTTGCTAATGATACGACATTTTCTCTTAATGTCGCACTATCAATGAATACTTCATTTGCGACCATGTTCGCATTATATGAAGTGATGTAAGTGTTATATGCCAAAACATCAAGAATGGTTGAAAGATTAGACCCTTCAAAATCATAGTCAGTGAAATTAGAGTTCTCCTTTAGATATTCTCTAAGTGTTGTTTTAACCTGACCAAAGTCTAGGTTTGTGAAATTAGCTAGTGGCATTTTTACCTAGTTTGTTGCAAAACAAATTGTAGTTCTTGTGGTGGTATATCAGCTCCAATGATTTCATAAATCACTGTTACATCAAAACTATTATTATCAAAATCTGGAAAAGTATTAACTCGAATCAACTGAACTCTTGGTTCAAAGCTTTCAATAGATTCAGTAATTTGATCTTTAATGATTAGTGCTGATAACTCGTCAATATTATCAAAAAGTGATTTGTTGATGTTAGATCCAAACGATTCATCGAAAAATTTTTCACCAGGGATTGTAAATACAATATTTCTTATAGAACGAGCAATTGCGTTTTCATTTTTGAGTGCAATAATATCACTTGTCAGAGGATTACTCTGAAAAGTCATACTAATATCCTTAAAACCCTGACTTACCCTTTCTAAAGGCACAAGAATGCTGCGATTATAACTTATTTATTAGAGTATTAGATCAAAACTCGTTGAGAGTCATTGGTTCAGTCTCTGAAATGACTTCATCAACCTCAAAAAGATCAGTTTCCTTAAGAGAATCGCGTTTTTTGGGTGTTTGATTGTCATTTGCAATCTCACGAAGCATCTTTTGATGCTGATTATTTGCTAAATTGTCTAAAAAATCATGATTTTCCATCAGTTTCCTCTGTTTTTGGTAAATTTTCTCTTTCTTTTGCTGTTTTCCAAAAATATTCGTCTTCACGACCCATTCCAAGTCTCTCAAAACCATTTTCAACTTGATAATATTCGGTCGAAACCTTAAAATCAGGCATTTTTGGTTCAACAGGTGTTAAACTATTATCAAAAATACGCATTCTGTTGTTTGGATACAGTGCATATTGCCCATTATCTAGTTCAATTAGATTATGTGACTTATGTTCTGCTGGATTCTCACTTGTTGCATAATCAATCACATCAGGATCTTGATGATAGTTGTCTAATGTACAAACATATGTACCTTTTTGTATACCAAAGTCTCTTGTATACAATTCATAGTCCATACTACCAATAAATTGTTTACATATTGAAACAACACCATAATCCATACAATTCCAGAACTGTAAGTTAGGAAGGTCCATATCGGGGTCTGGGACCTCTGGAGACGAGAGGAACGCACTAATAGGTAACTTATCATACATTGCAGCATATTCAGGTAAATATGTCTCAAAATAAAAAGTGCGCCCAGGTATCGATTTACACGATACCCAAACGCCTTTAACAAATTCACCATGACCACTTTGATGATCAGTTAGATATTCTTTACGAACCCATACTTCTACAGAAGGTAGATTACATATAAGTGCTGCCATGATGTATTCATATAACTACACTATTTACCTTGTCCGCGATAACGTTTCTTTGCTCCATTACGAGACGACGCGGCATACTTCGTGTGCTTACCACTACCTTGACGAGTTTTTTTGGGATGAGCCTCAATAAACTGTTTACCGGATGATAATGATTTACTTCTAACTGCCATAATAACCTCCTAATCAAATAACACGAGTTTTTTCATGACCCACACGAATACGAGGGTCACACCAAATATCATATCCCATCTCTTTTGCATCTAAACAGAATGAGACATCCTCACCACACATGTCCTGAACACTCCCACTCTCAAAGACTTGCATCTTAGGTGCAAACCAAGGATATTCCATCTCCTCAAAAACTCCCTTCTTAATTAATACCCATCCAAATCCTGTGTAATCAACAGTAAATGGTTTGCGGCGTTTTGAGATTGATTCGACAGTTTCGTGATTCATCACTCCACCATTCTTACGGAAATCATCCTCCTCTAACCAATGTGCGACTGATGTTGTGACACCATCTTCTGTTGCATACCAACCTGCAGTAATGCCACGCTCTTCACCCTCTGCTGGAACACTTAAGTCACACAACTGCCAGAACTTGTTTGTGTCAAATACAATATCACTATCAATCCATAACTGATAATCATACTCTAACTTTCCATCCCATGGAATTTGCTTAGGTCCTCTCAGTACATTCGCACCTAAACATTTGCATCGTGCAAAGTTTACCATAGATGAGTAATCTTGACTGATCTGAATACTCATTCCATTCTGTACCATATCAAAGCACAGTTGTACAAAGTTCTTTAGAAATGTATACGAACACCCTCTACCGGGCAAACAAAAAACAATTGTCTTGCCTTTCATCCGTTCCTTAATAGCCGCAATGTCCCACTCTTCAGTCTTTTTTGGTTTGGGGGCATTTGCCTTAACAGTAAATCCTTTTGCCATGTTTTTGAATAACCTTCAATATCAATTCTATCAGTGTATCTATGGTTTGTCAATAAGAATGTTCGTGACCCTCCATGGGGGTTTTCACTAATTCCTCATATGACAAATCCTCAAGTTGATAATCAGTTTGCATTAAACCAACCATCCCCTTGAGGGTCTCCCATGTCTTATTAAATTGTCTCTCATTTAAATTGTTATACAAACAATCTTCCTTTGCATAAATGTGATAAACCTTTTCCATAAGAATTTTTTACCCGGAATTTTTTTTACAATTATGAATTTGATTTTCGCATTATATATCAAGGTCGATCTGTCACCTCTGTAGGTTAGGGTAGTAGGTCGTTTTTATATACGCAACGCCAACCGCAACAATAACAACGCCGCCCATAAACACTGTCTATTCACTGTATTATAGCACAGGGACTGATTGACGTCAACCCCCGTGCTGCTAAGTGAAGAGAAATCAGGAGATGGCATAGAGTTCAGCGGTGAGCGTCCGGAGTTCTTCCCGGTGCTCTTCTGCCACGTAGGAGTGATTGGCGGTATGACCTGAAATAGACTTAACGCCTGCCATAGTTCCGGCGGTAGCAGCAGAGACGACAGCGGGAAACATGTCGCGACCGGTGGAGGTGCATCCGACTGCCTCAGCACACAGAACGCGGATCGCTTTGATCAGATCGTTGCGGTGATGAGCGGCCCGTACTGCATCCAACTGACGGTGGAACTGCTCAAACTGAGACTCGACAGATTCGGTTAGGTCAACGGTGATGGTGGTGATGGTTGCTTGAGTCATCTTGGTTGTTTTCCTTTGACTCTTATAGTATGGCACCTTTCACCGCGCCCGTCAACCCCTTTTGACCGGTCTGCAGAATCTCTTAATCTCTTTGCTTACCTTACCAGACTACCACCTGACAGGATTACTCAGGTCCTCTATGTAACTGTCAATCACCTTCTCATTCCCCTCCAATTCAAAGAGAGTTTCCCAATCAATATTATGTGGGTTGAAGTCTTCCATCACCTCTAAATCCAGGGTGATTCTGTAACGTTGCTTTTGTGCCTGACTAATAGCGACTGACATAAGTGGTGTCCGGTGGTGATGACTTTACTAGTATAGAATGCCTGAGGGATATTGTCAATCTT